GGCAGAACACGCGCCGACCACCACGAAGCGATCCGGCAGTCTCGACAGCGCGATCGGAGAAAGAACTGATCTCGTAGGCCAAGTCGAACAGATCGGTGTTCTGAATCGGCTTGTAACCCTTCTTGCAGGTGGCGAAGATTTCGCGGGTGTCGGAACGCACCACCGTGCGGTAGTCGCCGCAGTCAACCTTCTCGCCGGATGCGAGCGTCGCCTCAAATTCCGCGACCTCAATCTGCCACTCCAGTCCAGCCGTCTTCATGGCGGTGATCGCATCACAACGCTCCGGCAGCACAGTGCCCAAGCCATGCCATGCGCGCTGACCTGCGAGAACGAGTCCATCGGTTTCGGTGATTTCGTGCATTTGGTGTCTCTTGCTTTCTGCCTCACTTGAGGCGATTTGGTGTATCCGGCGACGATGCCGGGGATGCCGCCCGCGAACGGGCGGACACCCCGGAGCCGTCAGGCCACAGTCGCGGCGCGTGCCGCAAGGTTTCGGGCACGGCGTTCAATCGCTTGGGCGTGCTTGGCCTTCGCTTCGCGATCCTTGCGAGCCTTGTAGCCATCGCTCTCAACCACCTCAATGATCTCGTAGGTGAAGCCATCTCGGGGATCGTTGCAGTACCAAGTGCGACCTTCGTAATCGTTGCGCATGCGGTCGTGAACTGCAGTGGGACGCTTCGTGCGATAAATCTGCCAGCGACTAACGCGCTCATCCCACCACATGGTCTCGACGCGATTCACCCTCTTCATGTCTGCTGCCTTCATTGCGGTTCCTTTCGTTCGGAGTCTCGGGGGGCCACACGGCCCAACGCGGTCATTATGCCTCGTCTACTACAGAAAGCAAGTGGTTATTGGGAACTATTTGTTGAATTATTGGGGAAAGTTTGGGGAGGGGGGTTGCTTTCCTGTAGAATGGAGCCACAATAGAAGCGTCGGCCAGCCTCTTGGTCGACCGCCGCAGGGGTGCGGCGAACTCACTGAACCACCTTTGGAGACACCAAATGCTTCCAGACAACGAAATTGTCCCTGTCCTGAACCGCGTGCCCGTTGCAGCGAACCGCGAGATTGATCGCTGCTTCACCACTAGCCAGTTCAATGAGTTCTATCGTTACATGACTCCGGCTTCGATCCGCCAGTACAAGGCTTTGGATCACTCAACCAACTGCCGTTCGATCTTCGCTCACCTGTGGGACATCGTGGTGCATGACCAGTTGGGCGAGGACGAGGTGCGCGAAATCATGTTTGCTCTTTGGCTTCATCGCTGGACTTCTCCCGAGAACAACATTCCGCACTTCGTCAGCACGACTGCCGTGCAGCACGCGTACTGGGTGATCCGAGAGATGATGGTTGTCGAACTGCAAATTCCCAATCCGTGCGATCGCGGCACTCGCGGCGTGCGGTGGTTCCGCGTGTCGTTCCGCGAAGACCTGTCGTGATCGCCCGGTGTTCGGCTCGCCATCCCTACGGGGGTGGCCTGCCCTGCATCGTGCAGGAAACGCAACCATGCCCCACGGGGGCAGATTGGAGACAGCCGTGAAGATCACTCTGAACATCATTCCCGAAGTCATGCGCGACATCACCGAGGCACTTGCCAACACAATCAAGCAAGCACAGGACGCGGCGGAACGCAACGCCACATCGCCCGGTCGTGGATCGTGGGCGACTGCCGAAGCAGACCTGATCGCACTTGATGTCCTGCACGCAGAACTGCACAAAGCCATCTTTGTGAGCAAGCATTTGAGCAAGGCCTGACGGTTCAAGGGTGCGGAGCCGCACGGCCATCGCGGCTCCCATCCCCTGCATCGTCGCAGGACACGCAACCCATTCACAAGGACACTCAATGACTCCGACCAACCCCTACATCATTCAACTCAAAGCGAACGATCTTCACGCACTCCTATGCAGCGCAGTCGAATCTTTCATTCAGAAGCCAACTGGCCTCATTCTTGAATGGCGCATGATGGCTGATGTCATTTCCAGTTACGGAATTGATTTCCACATCGTGATGTCCGCGATCATTGACGAAGCAGTTCGGAAGATGCTCAACAACGCAATCGACCGGGCACAGCGATACAAGTCGGTCGTTGACGAAGATGACCGCACGCCCAATTTGGACTACGCCAACATGCTGGAAATCGAACCGTATTCCCCGGCGTTTGTGAAGTGCGTGGACGCGATCAACAAGGTTCTTCCTAACCGCTGAAAGGATTCTCCTATGACCGTGCGACCATCACTTCGACCTCCGGCCTACTTCAACACCGAAGAAGACTGCCAATGGCTACGCGAAACACATTTGCGTGGCGTGACCGTTCAGGCATTCCGCTCATTCTGCCTGTTCGGAAACGAAGACAGCCCCGAGTGCGTTTGCTTGTACGCAAATCAGGATGCGATGATTCACGACCCCATCCAGCGTGTCGTGTTTCCGACGAACGGCAATCCCGTGCGCGTTCACATCGAAAGGAACTACCGTGGCTAAATATCGACTTCAAACCGAGTACACGACTGTCGCTTCCGTCGATGTTGGACTCGACGCAGCAGAGGCTTACCAACTGGCGCAGAACTTTCGCAAGCGTGGCGTGGAGTTCGACTGCGTGCGCGTGACTCCGCTGGAAAAGGGTGGTTTCCGGTTCACTCCATGCAAGACTCCGACACGACCGAAGAAGAAGAAAGAGGCAGCCCGATGAGGCGAGACACCAGCCTGCTGGCATACGACGCTGCTCGCGAAGCGATTCCCGAGAAGATGCGCCTGCTGCTGAACTTCATGGAGTTTCACTGCGAGTACGGCGTGACCTGCGATGAATACGAGGTTCATGTGGATGGCACGCACCAATCCGTTTCGCCCCTGTTCACTCGCTTGAGTCGCATGGGCTTGATTCGTGACAGCGGGAGGCGAAGGCTTACTCGCTCTAATCGGCAGGCAATCGTTTGGGTGGTTGGGGTCGGCGACCTGTTCGTTCCCTCGCGACCGACGAGCCGTAGCGATCTAAAGAACGCCGTAATTGAGGCTGCCATACTCGCGAGACAAACAGGTTTGTGGAGCCAGTTCGATTCTGCGCTCCGCGATCTGCGGAAATCTTGAATAATTGCCAAAGCATTCGCCATACTGCGACCGATGTGCTTGGGGTAGTTGGCGTACTTCATCTTTAACCACTTACCGGAGACACCATGACAAACGAAGAACTTGAAACTGCTCGCCTGCGATGCCGCGTCGTGCGGCTGGAAACGCATCTGTGCAACATCCTTGAGATGTTTGAAACGACGCTGGAAGGCAAGATGTGCAAGCACAAGAAGAACATCTGCTACTGCAACGAACGGCTCGCCATTCGGCTCGCGAAACTGGCAGCGTTCACTGGCAAGCCTGCGCGATGCGAACGATGCGGCAGCCCGCTCACCGCCCTGTCCGATGACTGCCAGCACTGCGAGGTGACTCATGCTAACTGACCTGTTCATCATCGCGTCGTTCGTGTGTGTGCTTTGCATCTTCGGATGGGTCGCCAGCGTGATCGCGAACCCCGATGAACGCCGAACCATCGGCGTGCGGCTCCCGGAGGACGAATGACCCTATACTGACCTTTGGTGTCTCGGAACCGAATACCCCATTCGGTTGCGGCCCCGGTACTTCCGTGCCGGGGCCGTTTTCGTTTACGATGCCAGCCTGCAAGGATGCAGCCCGTTCGCGACACTATTCCCGAGCCAATTACAGACCGCCTACGGGCGTGCGTTGTGTTCTTGGGGCAACGCCATCCGATTCAAGCCAGCGAACTGGCGACGGTGCTAGATCGTTTGGAAACGATGTTGCGCCTGACTCGCACGGGCGATTGCCTGTTCGCCGACGAGATACGCAATCTGCTGGATATGCCACACAAGATTCGCACGACGCGAGGTATGGCTAGCGACCCTCTGCGTAACAAACGGAACACGCGCACGCGCGATCCGAAGAAACGCTAGATCGTCACAAGCGTATCTGCGAGGGTGTTGGTTCCGGTCAGCGGCAGGTAAATGCCCTGACGCTCCGCACCGACCCATCTTGCGAATCCCTTCATGAACAAGCCAGTTGTACTAGGGTCGCTCACGGCTGCAATAGTTCCCGAGTCGTTCGCTGCCCAGTCCGTCTGTCCGCAAGTGATGAGGACGGATGGGCCAGTCGCGTACAGGCGAGTCATCGGAGCCAACACGACTTCGTCAATCATCAGCGTGCCGCCCGCTGCGATTGCCGTCGTGCTGTAGATGTCGAGGTAAAGCGTGGTTGGAAGCGAAGCCTTCGCAATGCTGAATGTCACGCTCTGCGTTGTGTAGGTCGTAGTCAAACTAGCGAGAGTAAGGGTGACTGCAGAACCGACCGTCGTTCCCGCAGCATCGCGCAAAGCCACCACGACGGTTCCCGTTGTCGCAGCAGCCACGCGAGCGCAGAATGTGATCGCATAATCCGTTTCGGCCTGCACGCTTGTGGGTGCGCCGGAGCCGGATGCGATCTGTTGTCGAATACGAGTCAGCGTCGATCCGTTGCCGACGAACTGAAGTGCGTAAGTGCCACGGCACGGCGTGCTGCCTTGCGTCACCTGCGTTCCTGCCGTGCCCGTCACGATCGTCCACGCACGCGGCGTGCTGCCGCTCCAAGACTCAAAATCGCCGTTGGCAAGAATGCTTACGCCGGGTGCGCCAACGCTAGCGGTAATACTTGCGCTGGTGGCCTGCACCGTGGTGTTCAGTCCGGAGCCACCGGGCCAAGCAATGTTGTTCGCTGCGTAGTTAGAGAATCCACTGAACGCGAAACTCGCTTCGCCAAAGTTCGACACATCGCCGCCGACGGTGCAGTTCATGCGAATCGTTTCGCTGAACATTTCTTGCAGGTACAGACTGGACGAAGCCGGACGGTAAGCACGCACCAACACCGTTCCCGTTCCCTGATTGCCACTCGTCGCGGTATAGGTCACGCTTGACGATCCAACAGCCTCAAACTTGTACGACTCCGAAATCATCTGATCGCGCAACTTGCGAAGAGCCGTGGTCAGCGTGCCGTCGTATGCGCTGTAGAGGTCGCGCATGTCATTGATGATCGTGGCCGTGATGCTTTCTTGAATTGCCGCGTAAATCGAAACTCCAAGCGTCGAAGAAAGACCGCTTGAGTAGTTCGTCAATGGAGCAAGGTTCGCCGTGTCTTGGCGGAACTGCGTGCCTTCGTACAGCGACAAGACCGTATCAATGTTCTGTCCGATGTCCCAAAGAGGCTGCGTCGTGGTATACACATTGTTCGCATATCCGAACAGCGATCCAAGGCGCGCACCGAAATCAGGAAGTTGGCTAGGGGGCATAGTGTCAGTTTACCTTTCGGCTTCCCACTTTCCCATAGGACAACGCTCTGCAGGCAAGCGCACCTTCAAGCCCGTGAAGCAGCCGCATTGCCTGCACCGCGAGCCGTCCCATTGGTCGCAGCCCTTGCAGATTGCTAGCCGTCGCTCGGACATTGGGCTGTCAGCGGTAACGGAGGCCACTACGGCCTTCGCTGCGCCTGCAATATAGTGCATGGGGCCGTGCGCCAGAGTCTGCTGCGCTGCCGCTTGTGCGGCCTTGTCGCGCTCCCAGTAGGTCGGATCTTCAGCCTGCTGCCGAAGGTGATCGGCTCGCACGCGATCCATAGCCTCGCGCATGTCGCGCATGAGCGTGAAGGATGGCTGTGGAGGTGGGTTTAGCATGTTCCTACTTGCGCGCAGGCTGTCGGGATGCGCTGGCAGCAGCAGTCGTAGCAGAAGCCAAATCCGGGACAGCAATAGTATGCACTTTCGGACTCAATGACGCTCCATGAAGTTGGATATGGGCCTTCGGAATTGCCTTGAGCGTCGTAGTAATAGTCATCAGGCCCATTCACAGTAAAAGTCTGCGACACATTTTGACAGCATTGCTGGTCAAGACGAAACTCTTGCACCGTCAGAATGCTTGTCACATCCTGTTGTCCGTTTTTGAAGTAACTCGTTCCAAACGAATATGCTGGAATAGGATTGTCTAATGGAATTGGAGGGATTTCGCCTGCATCAATTCGGGCTTGCGTTACATTGTAACTCGTCACATAGAAAAGCGTGTATTGCTGCTTGCTGTACAGGTCTGGTGGAACGGAAGAATCTGCTTCCAATATGATTGTGTGCGTCCAAATACGGACGATGCTTACCCACAAGTTCACCTTGCGCCAAGTCGCATCGTCGCAGTTGCATTTCTGCGTAGGCGGCACGCACGGATTGCCGGAGCATTGGACATTTGGGCGGAAGATGCCGCCCTGCTGCGAACAGTAGTGAGCGCACGCCACATTGCGGCACGATCCGTCAGGAAAGCAGCAACTACCGAACGGCCCTTGACACGGATTCGATTCGCAACAGCAGGCTTGAAGCCTCTGGCTCACTCAAACACCCCGGAGCCGACTACGGATACCACGCCACCAGTCCCGGCCCATCCTCGCAATTCGTGTCCGTCAGGAATGAGAATGTCGTTGAGTGTCAGAAAGTTGTAGCCAGTGATGTCGTAGTGGTACACGATGTAGTCGCCAACCTGCGCAAACGCACGGCCAGCCGTCACGGCGAGATAGAAATGCGCCGTGCTGTTGAGGCTGTTGGAAATCGTGATGCTCTTGAAGTAATACGAACCGCCCGATGCGATCAGCAGCGGCGACTCCGTATCCGTCATCGACTTGCGTAACAGGAATGGCGTACTCATGTTTGAATCATACTTGCAATGCTTGGGCCTGCGATGTCACCGATGCCACTCGCGCCCGACTTCTGCCACGCTGGATTGGGGGCAGTGAATGGCTGCGCAGTCGGACAAGTGACCTCCACTCCGTTCGGAGCCATGAGGTAATACATGGTGAATCCGCTCGGGTGCGCGTATTCGTAGCAGGTCGCAACTCCCTCGGGAGCCGTGCGAACAATGAGCGTGTCCGTAGCCGCAGCGTCGTACCGCAACAAGCCACCGTCAAAGTTCATTACTGGAGCCTGCGACAAATTGCCATTCATCTCACACAAATTGATGGCGTTGCCGCGTGCGCCAAGAGCCGAATTGCCAAACTCGTTGCCGGGTGCGAACGATCCATCCAGCAGGTTGTCCGGAAACACTTCCGAAAACCGATACAGCCACACATATGGCCGTCCGTTGCCATCTGACTTCAAAACCTTCTGCTGCTTGAACTTGGCAAGGAACGAACGAACGATGCCGCATCGTTTCGGGATGCTGACGAAATTGGCAAATCCGTTTGCCTGATACTGCGAGCCAAGGCCATACGCTTTCACTCGCGGAGTTGAAATCAGATGCGGGACGATTAGCGGATCGGTGTTCTCGCCCCACATGCGATACACCAACGGCTTGGAACCGCATCCGAAATACACTTCGTCCCATTGGAATCCGCTGCCGGGACTTTGATTCATCGCCGAATTCGCAGCATACGCAGGCAGTCGATTCAAAATCACATTGCCGTCGATCACAAACTGCGCACGCTTGTAGCGATTGACCGCAACCTGAAGCCGTTCCTCTAGGGTCACTGGCCACTCTTTCGCCCAGTAAGCGGACTTGCCTTCTTTCTTGTTCCACGGAATTGGTGGCGGGCCAACCTGCGATGCCATCGCAGGGTCTTCAAACCAACCCTTCGTACCCGCAGTTCCGACACCATCTGACTCGTAGCCAACAAACGCAGGCACATGATCGCCAATGAACTGCACGCGACCGCTATACGGGCTTGTGTTGAGTTGGTAGTACAACGGAGGACGCGGAGATGCGCCAAGCACCGTGTCCCGGTCACTTGTTTCATCACCCGGCACGCGAACCCCGTCGGTCGATTGCGATGCGCGAACATCTGTGAACACGCGGCTTTGACCACCCGAAGTCGATCCCCAACAAGACACATGACGCACCTGATGCACCGTGCCGTACAACAACTGCGGAAGTTCGGTCGTGATCTGACTAAACCCACCGCCGACGCGATACGCTGTGTTGTTGTACTCCCACGAACTCAATCGGTATCCGTCAGTCGGCCCCGCAAGATATTGGCCCGACATATCGTTGCCATAGTCAAGTTTGACCAGCGACAACTGCATCTTGTAACGATCCCACTTCCACACGCACCCGATGCGTCCCGCGATTTCGTCTAACGCTTCCCCGATGCTGCGGCCACGCAAGTCGAGGTTCCACATGTCGCCCCGCTTCTCTTCGATCTTCACAACCTGCTGATACACATAGGTGATCGGCCAACGGTCAAGCGATACCTGTGCATCCTTCGACTGTGTCTTTGCGACATAATAGTTCAGGATTTCATCCGCATACCACTGCTCGTCCTCGTACCAAAAGTCCGGACACGGCACGCCAATCATGTCAGCGCGATTGATCGCTCCCGACTTTGACAGCGGAATCGGCGAAGCCATCTGATCGTCGGGTTCGTAGGTCGTGCTGGACTTGCATGTGTTCGCAACGAAGTGCAGCGGATTGTCCGCCAGCATGTTCCACTGGTCGATCAGATAACCAGCCTTGCTGTCCGATCCGTACTCTGCTGAAACGAACGACACGCCCTGCGCCTGCAACGACAATCGCGGGTCGGCAAACTTCAGCACCCACAATGCCTTGTTGGTTTGCCACGGAGTCCTTGGAATGGTTGTTGATCCGTTGATGTCCGCAAGCAACTGGAATGCGGAGGTGTGAATCATGCCACGCCACCGCATCGCTCGGCCAAGATTTGTTCCGCCAGTCAACGCAATCGTTCCCGAAGACGGAGCAGTAGCAGACGCAAGGTTGGCTACAGCACCGCCTCGGGTTCCGGTTTCGATGTCATCCGGAGTTGCGCCGCCACCCGTATTCGGCCCAGTTTGCTCGCCGGGATCGTCAGCACCACCCGTCGATCCGCCACCAGTTCCACCGCCACTTGGTTCCGCAAGGACAATTGTGAACCTATCGCGCTGATCGAAGCCACTGAACTTCGCCGCTTGCGGAAGGGGATTCTCGCCACCGGACTGCGTGAAATCCGTAGCCACCAGCAGCGTGCATTCGCAGTAGCGACTCGCGCCAAACAGCGGTGTCTTGATGTGGTTGATTGAGTTGAGATCGAAGCCAGCCTCGACCAGCATGGCATCAATCGTTTCGCTGCGGTTGATCACATACCCAGCGAACACATCCTTGGCTGGCTGCGTGGCATCTTCGCTCCACCAAATCGACCCGCGTACTGCTGTCATCCCACGAAATCCTGTTGAGTTTCGTTGCCGCTTGTGTCGACCTGCTTCATGTTGAACTTGTTCATGCCGCTGAATGGATTGCGACCCTGATACGCCTCGTCGGGCGAATACACCAATCGGGCAGGCCCAATGGATTCCGCACCGCCTACCAACGCAGAACCTGTTGCTGCGGATGCGCCGATGCGCCGACTCCATCGGCTACTGGTCGTTTGAATTTGAATTGATCGTTCCGCCATAACCTTCCAAACGATACGGCCACCCGCGTCGGGAGAAGCGTGATCCACGACGATCTTCTGCGACTTCACAATGAACGGATCACCATTTACGCTCGGCCACGGAATCGGGTTGGATCGGTTGCTTGTCACCATCAGAACCTTCTGATGAACCAGCACGACCGGAGCGCGAACCTGCATGGGCATAAGGAACGCTGCGCCAGTCGGTTCAATAAAGGTCATTCCAGAGTCAACGATCTCGTAAAACTGCGAGGATTGACTTTCGCGAATGCAGTTGTCTTTGAAGCCAAGGTCTTTGTCCTTCTTGACAAACTCATCCGTCGCCGTTTCTTGAGGCAGCGTCGCATCGGGGGTCTGCGGAGTCTTCTCTGTATTCGCCGGAACGCCGGGGTCTTCGCCGCTGTTCTGAACGACTTCAATGACTTCCGACAAACCCTGACACACTTGGAACTTCAACGGATCGACCGTTGCCTGTCCCATCGTGTAGCCGTGGCCAAGTTGATACGGGTCTGGAACGCCAGTTGCACCCTGCGTTTGCGCCGCCAGCGAAGTGAACATCTTGCTGACTACCGTGACCGGAGCCTGCAACACGCTTGGGTCTGTGCCTCGCGCAACAATCGTGACCGACACTTTGTTGTCGGTGTAGATGTTGGGTTCGCTGATCGTAATGGACTCGACGATGTCGTTCTTGGGCGGAACCCAAGTGATGCGAGCAGTGCTAGCGATGAAGATGTATTCAATGATCGCTGCCGGATCAGTGTTGCGATCACAACGCAAAGACATTTCAAATGTCTTGCGACCGAACAAGCCGGGATTGTCAGCAAGCGATCTTTCGAAGGTGAACGACGCATCGCCATCCGGGTTTCGGATGTTGCCCGCTCGCGTTCCGTTCGGATTCGGAGCAAGATCGGACGGCATCTGCCGGAACAGTTCCTTGTCCGTGACATTCCAAGTCAGCGTTCGCAGCGAAGGTGTGACCGTGTATTCCTGCCTCTGCCTTCGCCACTGATCGCCGGGAAGCGTCGGAGTCACAAGCCTGCGGTACAGATCGGGATATGGGCCGCGATCGTTGTTCTCAATCGTGGTCGGCCCCCAAGTCGTTTGCTTGGAAACGGGATTGTTCTGATTCGTCGCGGTTGACCATGCCGCAGACACTTCTAGCGTTCCGCTGTAGTGGTGCGTCAAGAACCCAGCAGTGTCGATTTCAGTTGTGATCTGAAAGTCAAATCGCTGAACGCGCTGCTCGGCACAAGAGAACCACTTGAAATGAAACGCGACGAAGAACGCGGCATTTGAGTTCTTGCCGTACATCTTCGTAATGGTGACTTGCGTAAGTGGGCCATTACGAGAATCACTCAATGACACCGGAACAACATTGTCGGCACTTCCGTCGTTGCCCTCGCTGTTCGCTGCAAGCGTATTGAACACGCCAGCACCCATGTCATCGAACCGATACAGCAGAGGCTTACGAGGCTGATTGAGCAATGCACGGATCACATCAATCGTGTCAGCACTGTTGTTTGCATATCCGTTGTCGCCCGTGTGAACAACACCTACGCCTTCCAACTCATACATCCGACCGTTTGAGTTGAACGATTCGCCGGGGTATTCGTTCGTGGCTGCGAATCGGTCGATGCGCGCACGCTGAATGACGATGCCGTTGTATTTGATCTGCATTTATGGCCTGAAGGCTGGACGCGGTGGCGGCGTTGGGCCGAAGTGCGACGAACCCAAGCCGGAGAAGGTGGACAAGGCCCACAGGTTGATGGTCGCAATGCCTGCTGGAGCCGGATTGCTCGCGTTGTAGTTCTTGCGGAACCGCTTCAGTTCCTCAAGCGTGTCGGCGATCGTGAGATTCATTTCTTCGATGTTCATTCCGGCTTCAACACCAAGACCAAGACCAGTCGCACCGCCAGCGACTGCTCCGATCTTCGCGCCGATGATCGCTCCGGGAATCGCGCCAACGCCACCGAACAATGCGCCGATGCCGCCACCAATCAGCGCACCCGCTGCGCCTCCGATACCAGCACCTCCAACTGCGCCTGTCGCTCCGAGTGCTATCGCACCGCCCGTGCCACCGAACATATCGCCGATGCCCTTGAGGACTTCAAGGATGCCGATGACAGCACCGAGAATCAAATCCAACACTCCGGCGATTAGGGGCGCAAGTGCCTTCAAGATGCCCGCCAGCAGCGCAGACAGGCCACCCCAAATAGCAGCAAGCGTGGCCTTGATCGGAGTCATTGCGTCCATCAGGATCAACTGGCTAGTCGCAATCGCATTCGCGAGTGGCCCAAGAGCCTCGCCCATAGCCATGCGCTGCTGCATCTCGCCAACCTGAAGTCGCGCAGCAGCCATCGCGCCTCCGTATGACAACTTGGCCGCCTCAATTGTTGAGCGTGCCCATTCTTCCGACGCGCGAATCGCCTTGCCGAGCGCATCAGCCAACCCCACCAGCAGACCCGTGCCCAACGCAATCGCAGCACCAGCCAACGAAATGCCAGCGGCAACGCTGCCGATCTTTCCGCCCATTTCAATCAACCCGTCAAGCACACCGCCACTGGCAAAGATGCCATTTCCGATGCTGTCGAACGCATCCTGCAACGGCTTGATGCGCTTGGATAGTGCGTCGCCCTTCGATTCTGCGTCCGTGTCCGCAGCAGTCTTGGATGCAGTTCGCAGATCGGAAACAGCCGAAGCCGTATCAGCGACCGTGCCATCTAGCATCCTCATGCCGCCGGAACTTTGTCGCGTGAAGTTCGCAAACTGATCCAGCATTACAGAGATTCGCGCCAACGAATCGTTGACCGACTTGAGATGCACGGTCAGTTTGGTCAGGTGGCCCTGCATTCCTGCGCTCGACAGGAACACGGTGTTCAACTTCTCAATGCCCTGTGACAGCCGGATTGCAGAGTCGCCTAGATGCCCCACAGCGTCCGCAGACGCGTCGGTCGCCCCACCGGGGACTTGGCCGCCCGAGCCTCCCATTGGGGTCGCTGCTTGGCCTGCAAACCGAATGTCGATATGTCCAAGTGATTCGTCAGCCATCTGCAAGCACCCTTACGAAAGTTCGGAATGTGGCGGTCGCGTAGGTCAGACCAGTTTCGGCATCGTAAGTGCCATTGTCGAGCCGCAGGAACACCTGATTCTCGGCCCCAGTCGGTTCGTACTTGTTCAGAGCCGACGCAGCGTTGAACGCTTCTTGAAACGCACTCTTGTTGTCAACCAGCCGCTCGGTCATGCGCTTCGCGAAGTCGTATTCGACCTTGGCAACAGCGTGAACTTTGTACTCCAAGACGAAGATATTCAAACCAGTCTCGTCGCCCATGATGACCATGCTCGACGGTTCAATTTGAAAGTTCGGAACCGCCGACTCCTGCAAATGCAGTTTGTCAACGACGAAGCAGCGATTCGCTGAAAGTGACATCTGACTACTCAACCGAGTGGCGAGAGCCTTGAAGAAGTCGCCAATCGTAGTAGTCGAAGTCGTACTCACGGAATCACGCTGTCGGTAATTGTTCCGCCACCAGCCACAGTCGGCAGTTCGATGCCATTTGCAAACGGAGAGAAGAACTTCTCTGTGTACTCCAACACCTTGCTCGCATTGTTGTTTGTCACGGTAAGCGTGATGTAGTCACCAATGCGCCAGTTCGTGTTGCCGCTGTAAATCTGAAGGAACTGACCGTTCACGCCACACTGCTGCGGCAAGAAACAACCAAGTGCCGAGAAGCCAGTGACCGCCGTTCCCGTGCCGGGAGCGTCTACGGTTAGCAGCACATACATGCTGGTCGGGGGAGCGGAATAGGGCAACTGCACACTTGTGTACCACCATTCCCAATCAGAACCTGCGAAGTCGCCTCCATCGAAATACTTGTATGCGAGCGTAGCGTTCGTCACCGCATCCATCAGGAACAAGTTGACATTGCCGCAAGTGCCGGAAATCTGCTTCGCATACACGCCAAACAAAATGCGTTGGCCGGGAGCAACGGTCACGGGCGGCAGCGTTTGCCGGATCGAAACGGATGTGCCAGCCGCAGCAATCGTTGTCTTCATGTTGCTTGAAGTGCGGAAGGTTCCGGTGATCAACTGCGAGATGTTTGCTGCGCCAGTGTCGATCGTCCACGAATCCGGTACTCCACCAGTCCAAGACGAAAACATTCCATTTACGACCTTGTTCTGACTGTCGGTGAAATCGGTCGACACGCGATTCGCATTTGCTCCGCTGCCTCCCGGCCACAAAGATGAACCGATGTCCGTAACGCGCTGCGAACCACGAACCGAGAAGGTTTCTCGCCCAGCAGTCGCGCCAGTCGTTACATCTGAAACGCATTCAATGCGGATCGTTTCGCTTGCAGACATCTGCGAGTAGGGCTGGCAAAACATCACATAGCCCGTTCCGGTTCCGCTCACGGCACTTCCGGTCACGCTGACGGTATTGCCCTTCAGCGACTGCGTTGCTGCACGCATCTGCCGATTCAGTTCAATCATCGCAGCATTTGTGGACTTGCTGACTGCCGGGTTGTCGGCAGTAATCATCTCGGTCAGCGTCTTTACGCCACCCTGAACCACATTGCTAATCGAACTGTCCGTGCTGGAATACAGATTCAAGAAGTACGCCAGCACATCAGAAATCATGTACCGAGTGCTTGCGTCGTACTGTGCATCAAGGCCCGAACCCGTATAAGAACCCGTGCCCTTCACGCGATCAAGCAACGCACTTCGCGCATCGACCTGCGCCTTTGCAATGCCAAAGAGTTTGCCGAGTCGGTTGTAAAGAGTGGTTAGTGAGATCGCCATTGTCTATGTCCCTGATTGGCGGAATCAAAAGCCGCCTCAATTTGCGCCTTCGTATCCGGCTCCGTTCCTAACAGGGCGGCGGTCAATTCGTTTGCCGCTCCCTTTCCGCCAACCGCAGCACCGATGGCTTGCGTTGTTGGCAATGCCTTCCAAGCGAGTGCTGTTCGCATATTCAGCATCATGCCGATTGCGATGTCTTTGGGAAAGTCGAACGGGTTTACGCCATAAACAGCCGTGAAGATGCTTATGGCGCGAGCGCGTTTCCCAAAGATGCCAACTTCAACTTCGCGCGAAGCACGATGGCAAACAGACGAGTGTCATCCATTCCATCAATCGCCTCGGCAGGGAACACGGACTTCTTGAGCGCAGCAATTTCAGCCTGCGCGTCACCCTTGTCAAGTGCGTTGTTCAACTGCAGATCGGCGATGAAGATGCTCGCGTCGATTCGGAACTGACGGCCATCGGCCAAACCAACTTCCAAATCAAGCATTTGAGTGTCGAGTTTCATGGAGGCTCCTTTAGGCGGTGGTGAAGGTGTACAGCGTACCGAAGCCACTCGTATCCACATCAGGCAGGATTTCGCCGGAGAAGACGAGGCGAGTCGCCTTGTTGCCAAACTCCTGATAGTCCAACTTGGTCGGACGCACGCGGAACACCGTAATGCCACGGCGATTTGTAATGTCCGGATCAACGGCGAAGTTGACGGTCAGATCGTTTGCTGTCGTAGTCGATCCAGCCTGCGTCAGAGTGCCAATCACCGGATACTTGCCGCTCTCGCCACCGGAGTTGGTGTTGCCAGTCATGAAAGTCTGCAACTTGCCAGCCTCGGCGGTGTCGTACGACACAAGGCTGAAATTGATGGTTGCCGTCACGCCAGTCATGATTGACTCGGCGGGCATATCACCAAACTCGTTCGTCTGAATGTCCACATACTTGTGGCTCATTTCGATCCGGAACAGATCGTTGTTGTCGCCACGACCGAGGATTGCGGACGCTGCGGTGGAACCCTGTCCCCACTTGATGGTGTGTGGGCCTGTGACATTAATTGCGCTTGCCATAGTTTATCTCCTGAAATGATTCTAACGCGCACCCAGCGCGTCTGCGATAGCACGGGCAATTTCTAGCCGTGCAGATTTTGGAACTGCCAAGATCGGGCGAGAAGGTACAGTCACGCCATTCTTCGCCCACACATACTCGCCACGCTTCTTGGCCTTGGGATCGCCGCGAGACATGGCTTTGCTGAACGGAATGAAATTCGGCCCACGGGTCGTGAATCCGTGATGCTGGAAAATGGCGATCAGTGGGCCAGTCAGCCACATTCGCACACCCCCATCGGTGTATTTCGTGTGGCCTTTCAGGTTGTTGTAAATGGTTTGTCCCGTGTCGTAAAGGGGTGTGCCGCCTCGCCGGGGATGCCGCAACAACACCTGCCGCCTGTTCTTGCCTCGGCCCTTCCAGACCTTCAGAGTGGCCGTATCTGCCCACAAACGGGCATAACCGCCGACATCCGCACCCTTCGTTTCGATGCGCCGCTGCGCCTGCGCTCGGAGAATGTCACCGACATTGCCCTTGCGGAGCCGTCGCTGAAGTTCATCGCGCAGATTGATTCTCACATCAGGTTCCGGGTCAGGCGGGGTGGGAAGAACGCATCGTCCGCTGTCATGCCCAACTGCCCACGGACATTCGCGCTCACGACCGACAACTGCGGCAGACCCGCGTCCCGATTGCTGGTCACTGCCAGCACACGCTTGCCGTCGCGCAGGCTGGACAAGGCTGTTTCAGCCCGGTTCGCCTTTGCTTTGACGGATTCCGGCACATCGCCTGCCCTGCGCTCAAACAGGTAGCAGAGAGCCAAATCAGCCACCAAGCCTTGCAAATAGGCGTTGTTGGCCGTGGCGAGGGTTTCAAGATCGGTCACGCTATAGGTATTGCTCGTCGTTGCGGCAGAAGCGATTTCCTCGCCAGCGCGCAGCAAAGCCTGCGTAATGATCGTGGATGACGAAACAGTGCCGTCCGTGTTCGTGTCGCTTGCCAGTTCTGCGAGCAGTCGAGCGTCGGCATAGTTCACAAAGTCAGCGTTACTCAAGAGTTGGTTCATGGGGTCTCCTAAAGAATAGGGCGGTACGGCTATTCACCGCACCGCCCATTCGCATCCGACACTTGCCTTTAGGCGGTGATGTCGTCGATGAACACGCCACTCAACGGCGCAGTCACTTCGATGGCCGAGTTGTCGACCACACTGCCCTTCAGGCGGCGATTCCACGGGTCTTCGCTCGTCTCCACAGTCATGTCTTCGTAGGCGAAGATCGACAGGGTGCTGAACGATGGGCCTTCGTTGCCCACAAGACCACCGGGACGGCTCACGAACACCATCTGCGGCTTGCTGCTGGAGTTGTTGTAGAAGAAGCCACGGCTGCTGCTAGTCGTGTTCGGAGTCTTGCGACTCGACACGCGCACCGTGTCATCAACCACGATACCACCAAGACCGTAAAGGTCTTGCGGCAGACCGTACAGCGAGAACGCAGTCGAACCACGCAGGTACTCAAGCGCAGCCGGGTAGTTCTTCACATAGTCGGTCACATCGGAGGTCGCTGCGAGCAGGCGAGCCGTCGAGGGGTTGATGACCATGAGAATGTCCTTCGGACGCACCACGCCAACGGTGTTCTGAATGATCTTCTCGCAAGCGAGACGAATGATCTTCTGAACAGCACCACCGTTGGTGTAGCCACTAGCACCCAGCGCAGTAGCGTTGCTGAAGTAGTTCAGGTTATTCGTCCAGTTGCTTGAGTTGGTCAGAGCAGAAGCAGCACGGTACGAACGCAGGGTCATCATGCGCTGCGCGTGAATGCGAGCGTGCGAAGCCACGATGTCCCACTGCGCCTGCTTGATGTTCTCGGTCGGAATGCCGAACGAGGTCTGATATCGCTGCGTGGCGTACGAGACGAACTCAAAGTCGCTCTGCACGCCAGTCGGACGATCCTCACCGAGAGGCCACTGGAAGTCCTGCGTGTTCACAACGCGAGCAGTCTCTTCCTCATCAATCTTCAGGTAGTAACCCTTGGACTGCGTGACAGGAACGATCTGCGCGTACTGCGTGATCGCAAACGAGTTGGGACTGCGCGTGAATTCAATCTGAATCGCGCCAGTCGCCGCCGAGAAGGTGGGAACGAAGATATTCGATCCACCGCCAATTCCGTATTCAGCCATTTGTCATTGCCCTTTCTGTTTGAGCGGTTGGATCAATACTTGATGAAGCCACCGATGCGCATCGCCTGAATGATTTCACCTGCTGCGCCGCTCTGAAGAGCGACATAGCCGTGATATCGGGTCGCGCCAGCCGTGGTGGTTGCACCTTCGCACTTGCCGTTTCCATCAGACTCCAGCAGATCGCCGTGCGTAACCGCAGTGCCAACTTCGATGAGCACCACCGCACCACCCTGAAGGGTGATTGGCAGGCCAGTCGTGGCATGGTTAGCCGAATCGAACTGCAGAGTGCTGGCATCAGAAACGCCAAGAATTGTGGTGGTGTCTTCCGCAGCCTGCAGGCCACGGTTGTCGTTCTCCACATTGGCCACCTTGCTGACCTTCACGAAACGGTAAGGTGCAATCGTGCCGCCCGCGATGAGTGCCGGAGTATCAGAGAAAGATCCCATTGTCTTTTGTCCTTTCGATTAGGCCTTCTGGCCCGTGTACTTTGCGAACAGTTGACGATACTTGCCCGAATCGTTGCCAGCCTCGCGCATGGCACGCTCATAGGCCTCACGCTCACTCATGCCGTCGCCATCGTCAGTCATGGTGAACTGCGCGATAGTGGGCACGCCGATGGGGTCGCGGCTCATGGTTGCCTTCCAGAACGACATCTTGGCAACGGGGTTCTTGGCATCAGCCAGTTCCTCGACCATCGAATTGCGGAACTTGCCGCAGCGATAGCCCTCGCGAATCATGCCATCGACCTCGCGAGCGAAACGCTCAAGACGAAGTTGACGCTCGTAGCGAGCATTCTGCGCCTCCAGTTCACGAACGCGAGCAAACAGTTCCTTGTTCATCTTGCTTCCCTTCGAATAGGCAGACTTGAACGGCTTCTTGCCACCCGCAGCGGCCTCGGCCTCCATCTCATCCTCGTCCTCTTCCTCAAACATCTCGTCGTCATCAGCGGCCATTTCTTCCTCGCCCTGATGCGAACCGATGTCCACATGAACAGCGTCGGACTCCATCAGGTCCTCAAGGCCCGAACCCTCGGCCTCCATGGTCATTTCAGGGCCAGCCATTTCATCGGTGTCATCGGCAGCGGCGCAAAGAGCCTCGTTCTGCTCCTTCTCGTCCTCTGCTTCCATCTGCTTCTTCATCTTTCGTGCCATTGGATTCCTCTGTGTTCCTGCGGTCGGGACGAAGGTGTTTGAGCCGCCACCCACGCCAGTTTCCGCGTTCCGAACCTTGTTGTCAAGACTTACACGCAACGATCCCATCGGTCGCTCAAATACTACCTTGTTTCCGTTCTTCCCAAACTTGGTATCGGGAAGTGGCCGTCGGGGAGTGTCGCGTCCAAGCAACGCGACTTCCGAGAGGTGATCGTCCTTCCAAATCTCTGCTGACCGTCGAGGGAAAGCATTGTTCCCAAGCAACTTATCGAACAGCGGCTGCGACATCTCCACATCGCCGACGATGTAGCCGACACCGTTGCGGTCTTCGTACCGCACGGTCGTAATGTCGCCAACGGCAGCGGGAACGGCTTCCTTGCCTTCCTTCTCATGCTCAATCACCAACTTGGGCCTAGACCCACGGGCGATGAACTGGTTGGTTCGCTTGGCGATTGAAGCCACCTTGCGGTTGTCGTACTGCTGCATGGTTTCGTCCTCGTCGGAATCAATCGACGGGTCGAAGCCCATGAACAGTTCAAGGTTGCGAATGCAAACCTTGCCTTCGGCTGTCTTCTCAACTGTGTGGGATGCTGGCATGGTTACTTCGACCGCCGTTCCTTGTCTGCCGCATTCTGAAGTTCTTCGTAGAGCGTTACAAGTCCACCGTTGCCGGAATACATAGCACCGATGCCTTTGCAAATCGAAGCCGAAGTAGCCCACAAACCCTGTTTCGCCGCTTCTCGGAGTCTTGCCTGACTGTTGTCGATCGTGGCATTTACCTTGCGAATCGCGTTATTGATCTCCGGTTGCCACGCAAACTTCGCCTTTGTGCCCGGGCGGGAGAAATCCATTTTCGCGTCTCGCATGATCGAATACATCTTGTCGCGCGTGCTGTCCAATTCATCCATGTTCTCCGTCTTCGCAATGATTGATCGGAGATTACGAACGGAAGCGAGAGCCTTCTTTAGCGTCTCAATCTTCTCTGCGCAATCCATGTCGAATTTGCGTGCGACCTCTAGGACATAATTTCGCTCGCGCGCAGCACCCGGAGTCCACGCAAACTTTGCCTTTGCGCCGGGACGGGAGAAATACTGTCTCTCAATGTCCATCGCATTGCGATACACCTGCCCGATTTCGCTGCTGCTGTTGCTCTTTTCTACAAACTTGATCGAATCCGAAACGATCGCGATGTCATCACGATCCGCCTTGACTTGCTTCAGCATGACAAGAAGGTCTTTCAGTTCTGCGAGAATCTTGTTCTTTGGTGACTCAAACTTCGCCTTCGTGCCGGGGCGGGAGAACTTGTTTTGAATCCACATTGAAGCGGTTGCATTCGCGTCATCTTTGTTGTCGGTGAAAAAATCCGCCTTTGAGTGATAAGTTCCGTTCGTGTAAAACTTCACTACATACTCGTTGTATTCAGTATCGCGATAAACCTTCGCGACGCGTCCGGACTTGTCGTCTTTGAGAGTATTGATCAAACGGGCGGCGAACTCATCCTTATCGCCGGGGCGGGCGTGTTTCCGCTTGTTCGGATGGCCCGCCGCATTCTGCTTCTCAAGCCACTTCTCCGCTTCGCCGCGAGTGTTGAATCGCTTGGTGAAAACACGCTCGCCGATATATGCGTGATAGGCACTGTAGGTGTACAAACCCTGACCCTTGGCCTCGCGGTCAATGCCCCATTCGGCATCGCGAGATTCCTTGTGAAGAATGTTCTTCACCTCGTCCGTGTCGAACTCGGAATTGCGAGCCATCGTGCCCTTCTTGCCCGGAGCCGCAGCGTAGAACTTGTTCTCAATCTTCTTCTGATTCATCTCTGACCTCCAAGTGGAAATGACCGCCGACCGCCGCAGTTGGCCCGTCGTGGTCGATGCTTGCTTTCTTCAGTTTCTTCGACACGAACTCCGCGATGTCCGGGTCTTCAAACGACACGATCAGCAGATCGTCGTGATCGCACAGCGCACGCCACCCGCCATTCGGCAGGATGTTCTTGTCCAGCAGATTGCCAAGTATGCGACTGCGGCCAGCCTTCTGAACTGACTCGCCGCCGAAGTAGAACTTGTCCTCTGCCTTTCGGCTCATCTCAATGGCCAGCCTTCTTGAGTTCGTTGATTTCGGCCTGCGCAGCCTTGGCTTCTTCAATCAGCATAGTGTCTCGCTTGCCCTGACCGTAGGCAAGTGCCTGCGACACCACGATCTGCATCTGCTTGATGTTGCTCGGAGTCACACCGACAGCCATCTTGCGCAGGAAGTCAGCCGACCGATCATCAGCGGCGTGGGTGTCTTTGCTCATCGGCACGCAGTTCGGGACGGTGCGACCGTCCTTCTGCTTCGTGCCGACAGGCTCGTAGCCATCCCAGCACGCATCCTCAAGACCGAATCGCTCTGGCTGGCCGGGGCGGGAAAAGCGGACATTGGCTTCTCGCATAAGATCCGCGAGAACTTTCTTCAGTTTCGCGTCCGTGTGCATGTCGATTGAATTGGATGCTTTGCGAAGAAACGGGATTGCCTTGCTTGGGAATCCATCGTCAATCAAAGATTCCGCTTCAAGAAGAAGGTTTTCAATTTCGTCATCCGTGGCCCTGCGGAACTCGTCGGGCTGGCCGGGGCGGGCAAAGCCTTCTTCCTTGATCGCTTTAGTCAGCGCATATTCAAGGTCGTACAGTTTGTTCTGCGTAATCGAAGAAACCGAATTGAGTGCCGCGACTGCTGCCTTGAACTCCGGAATGTCGATCAGGCCGACGGAACGAGCCTTCGACACAGCCTCAACCAGCATCCGTCGATTGTGGCGCGTGAGATCGTTGTCGCGAGGGATTTGGCCGGGACGGAGGCAGTAGAACTTGTCTTCAGTATTCATCGTTTGAATCCGGGATCGGGGTAAAGACCTTTGTCGATCAGTTTCTGACGCTGTAAGTTGTACCGATCAAGTGCCTTTCGGTCTACATTTCCGTCCTTGTCGGCGATCTTTAGTTGCATCGCTTCGTAACGCGAAACGGCTCGGATCGATCCTCGACAGTTGAATCCGTTGGGCGGAATGAGGTTTTGAGCCTTCATGCGCTCGGGAGTCTCAATGTACCCATCCATCTGCCAGTGGAATCCGGGGTTAGATGATTTGCCTTTCGTGGCATATTCGCCGCCCGGTGCGCCACGGGTGCGCCTGTCGTGAACCTCAAACAGCCGCAGCAGGGGTGCCCATGCTTTCGTTTCAGGTCGCTTTGCCACCTCGTAAGCCGCTTCGTTGTAGGCAGATGAGATGTTCGTGCGGTACACGACTTCCAGCCGTGCGTGCGTGGCGTTGATGATGCCTTCGACCTGTGCCCGCCGAATGAACTTCGACATACCGCCCGTCTTCAACCCCTTGGCGACATGGCGATTCTCAATGCTTTCGGCAATCAGTTGCTTGATTCGCTTGGCCTGCTGCTGCGTCGCACCCTTCATCACGAAGGTGTTCTCCGTCAGCATTCGCAAAGCCTCTAGCCGCTGCTTGAGTTTCTTGATGGCTTCGGCGTTCTCTGCCTTCCGAATCTTCTCGGCTAGCCTGCGAGCCTGCTTTCGGCGTGCCTCGACCTCTTTCCAGCCCATCGGTATTCGGTTCCTAAAGGTACGGATATACCTCCAGAACTGTCCCGGCTTGAAGGCTGGCGACGGGCGGGCGAATGTCTCCGGGCGTTCCACGGGGAACTCCTGTGGCTCCTGTGGCATTCCACCCTGTTTGGCAACGGTGTAGGTCTCGGAGACTCCTGTTAGGTAGGACAGGGTCATCACATCGGCGACGGCGTTCTCAAATCCAACCCAAGCCTTCTCTGCCGCCTCCGTATCGCCGCGAATCTGATTGGCGACCGCCCTCGCGTACCAATAGTTCGCCTCCCGCAGCCCCAAGTTGTAGAGACGCAGGAAGTCTTTGGTCATTCGCCGTTCTTGCCTTCAGCCTTGTCCAACTGCTCTGTTACGCTGACTCGCTCGGTCGCTTCCGTTTCCTCCGGCTCATCACCCATAGGGCGAATGTCCATCGGAGCCATACCCGGTTCTGCTGGAGCCTGAAGCACTGGCTCGTCATCTTCCGGTTCTGCCAAGCCGAACACCTTGCGTGCTTCGCGCTCGCTTACGCGGCCACCAAGTTTCGTAAACAGTTCGATGGCCTTCATGTACTCATCGGGATTCGGCTTGCTGATCGCGAATGTGAACTGCGGTGGCACACCTTCGTCACCGAAGTTCATGCGATACAGCGGCTCAACGATCTCTCGCGTAACGGTTTCTGCCAGCGAGCCAGCCACATAGGTGACCTGCCTGTTGAGCGTCTGCGCGTGCTGATCGGCAACGCTGCTGCCCATTCCGGTGCTAATCGCTTCGCTTGTGCCTGTCTGACCAAGGATGATTTCCTTGATGTTGCCGCAGAGGTATTCAACCATCTTGGCGAAAGTCTCGGCGTTGCTGGACGAAGGCTCAAGCAACTTGATGTCGAACGGCTGCTCGGCGGTGTTCGGGTCTTTCGGAATCGTGACCGAAACATCGCCCATCAACTGCGCGAGGATCGCATCCATCTCGCTCTTGGCCTGCATATTGCCCAGCGGATAAGTGCCGATGCGGAAGCCCATGCCGTAACGCTCGCAGTAGGCATCCCAGTTCTGAAGCACTCGCTGCTTCATCTTCCAGTAGTACCAAATCAGATCGCGCATTCCGCGACCGAGATACGCGTTCTCTGCCTCGTAGGGATCATCAAAATCGACACCCTGCGCCTGATAGGTATGCAAAGCAATCGTCTGTCGCTGCAACTGGTCGATGGGCAGCACGCGGCTATCCCAACCGATGATCGTGTCGCCTATCTTCGTTCCGTTCGGCTCGTTGCTGGATTCTTGGCTCGCGTAATAGCGTGGGCCGACCTTGAGGCCGATCGACCCGTATTCCGTAACGACAACAGAGTCGCCGTGAATCGGAAGCCAATCGCGGATGAAGATCGTATCGCCGTTGCGACCGTACACCATGTTGACCGCAGAACGGCCATACCACAACGCATCCATCAAATGTCGCAGCAGATCGGTGAAGCGTGGCGTGTTCTTGAGAAGTTTCTCCATCGTCGCAGCCTGCTCGACGGCTTCGGCATCCTGCGCGTAATCAGCCTGCGGCGCGACGGCCCAATCGGCGCACGCCACGGACAACTGCAAAGACAGCAGTGGCCCCATCACATCGGGGTCGAACCGCATCTGCCGCTGAAGCGCACGCTCGTTTCGGACCGCGACCGAACCCTGCCGGAGAATCTTGTTGACGCTCGTATAGAACGAACGCTGCATCTCCACCGGAGTCACAAGGCTTTGGAACGCCGGGTGCGGAGCCGTATCGTTCGCCATGCCAGCCTGCGATGCTTCTTCGTTCTTGTTGTTCATCTGCCGTACAGTCTCCAAAGTTCAGGACGGGTGTCTTTGATGGTGCTGATCGTTCCCGGCTTGTGAATGTATAGCCGATTCCTTGCGTATTCCAATAGATCGACCACAGCATCTACAGTGTCATCATGATCGGACAGAGGGAAAGCGAGCATTTCGTCACGAATTGGCTCCATGGAAGGGTCGAGCCTGCCATCAGAACGGCAACGAAGTTTGAGTTTGCCCGATTCAACCATCGGTTGCGCCTCGCTCGCTCGCGTGACTTTGTCCTTCGTGCGTGCGACCCGGCGAACGGGAATCGTGGTGGATTGCGCGAGTTGCTGGCAGAGTCCCGCTTGAGGGCCATTGCCTTCCGCGATAATCATGCTGGCTCCTAGCCGCTGACACAGATCAACAGCCGACCGCATGAAATTAGGGAAAGTTGCCTGTACGCGCAGCATTTCTAGCAGCCAGCACTTGCCATTCGGGTCAAGCAAACCGACCACGCAGACGGAATAGTCGCCGCTGTCTCCACGCTTCTCGGTGAACGCCCAGTCGATTGCGGCAACCACCGTGCCCGATGACGCTTCAGCCTCGGGCGGATCGTTCATGTAGTACGAGTTCTGCAGCCATTCTTCGCGGAAAATCAGCGAATCCTGCGAGATAGCCACCAGTTCGTAGGCTCGCGCATAACCAAGTGGCCCCATCTCAACCCGCTGCGCCTGCAGCACTTCGGGCGTAAACACCTCGGGCCAAGGTGAATCAAATCCCTTGCAGGGTCGCCAGTACAGGCTGCCATCGTCTTCGGCCTGCTTTCGCCATTCGGTGGTCAGGTCATCGACATGGTATGGCGTGAACAGTTTCCATGTTCGCGGCGTGCCTGCGCTGAAGTCTCGCATCGGCAACCAGTTATTCTTCCACGCTTCTTTGACTTTCTGACGCTCGGCTGGCACAAGGACGCTGTTCCGAAGATCGCACACATCGTCTCCGCACAGCAGATCGCAACGGCCACCTGCGCGACCGAAGATGTTGACCGCCTGCATCGTCGCGTCTTTGTGCATGGCTTCGTGACGCACAAGGATTTCGTTGCTTCCCTCATCCTCGGGTTTCGGCTTCACGATTTGGATTTCGGGGAACACCATTCGGAAGATGTCGCTTCGCATGATCTGCACCACCATGCGAATCTGCTCCTGCGCTTTCGTGACAGTTTGACCCACATGCTTGATGCGAATGCGTGGGTTCTGCCCGATCTCCCAAGCCTGCCGGATCGCGCACTGCACGGACTTGCCATGACCGCGAGGCAGGCCGATGGTCGCATTGGCATAGCGAGTCAGGTGCTTCTGCATATCGCTATGCACGCCCGACTGCGAGAACCCGAGCAGTTCCGCAAAGGTGTCCGGGTCTTCGCGCGCCATCGCAAAAATGACTTGCGTGTCGCTATCCATTGCCTAGACGCTTGGCCATGATTGCGGCCACGCGAGCGCGAACTTCGGGGCTGATTTCAAATCGCTCGGTCGCCGTGCCTTCGTCAAGTCTTTCCATCTTGTCGAGAGCGATAGCCGCCTGCACGCGGTCGCGAGCCATTGCCGCCAGCACTTCGGCTGCGCGAAGCCTCGCGGCTGCGCTGGCATTTCGATTCGTAAGAATGCTGGCAACGATCAGGGGTGCTGCCTGAACGATGTTCTCGGGAATCGACCAGCCGTTCTCAACCGCTCGCTGAAGTGTTCGCAGGCTGCTGCGCACACGCTTCGCATCAACGATCTCCGGTGCGGGAGTCAGATGTTGAGAAGAATCTCGTTCTCTCGGCGTGGGTTGTTCTTGATTGCCTTGCCCCATTTGGTACGCAGATACGCGATGCTCTGCTGCTCCAGTTCAGAAGTGCGGTAGGCGACTGCGCCACCCTTGTTGGTGCGATGAGCGAACGATGCCATCAGATTATCCAGCCTAGCCACGCGACCATACTTCGCGAGGTGCTGAAGCGTGAAATCGTAGTCCTCTTTGAGCCGCAACTTCGTGTCGAAACGCAGTTCGCATGGCCGAATGAGAATGAAATCCGCGACGATGAATCCCGCTGACCGATAAGGCTTCTCGGGGTTGTAGTAGAACGGATTGCTTGTCGGCGCGCATCCGGCGAGTTTCGCGTCGATCTTGGAAGTGACCGTAATCATCTCCTTGATCGCGCTTTCAAGCGTGATCGCTTCGACTTCCTTCTTGTTGTGCGCTCGCTTGATCGCCGAAAGATCATCGCTCAACTGCACGCACACCTGACCCTTGTAAAGTGCCGTATCGATCGCCAAGTTTCGACTCTCGCACAGGCCTCCACCCTCAACGACATTCGCGGCTCCGGCATCGCGATACAGATTCGTTTCGCCCTTCGCGACATACCAAGTCGCGTCAGGACACCACTTCATCATCGGGACAACCCGCTCGGGCCGACGCGCACTGATGATGGCAACATGGACATTATTCAAGGTTCGCTCGCTTTCGTTCGATTTCTGCTCGCTTGTTGCGAAGTCGGGCAATCTCGTCCGTGATCGCTTCGCAGTTCCACATCTGCTGAAGACTGTAATACACAACCGTGAATCGGTGCGCATCCGGGGCCAGTTTCTTGATCGGCGTAACGCCGTGAATCAACCCCTGTCCGTCGAACAGCAGCAGCGACCGATCAGCAATCTCAATCATCAAATCAAGTTCGGGAATGCAGAGATGTCCGCCAGACACCTTGTGCTTGAAGGCCAACATGGCCGAACAGACATTCTTGAAATTGCCGCTGTCGAAATGGTAGCGCAGCGGGTTGTTGTGGTTGACGATTCCGCTTGTGAACATCGTCCCCTCAAGCCGATACTGCTCCTTCACATTCCCTTCGGTCAGTTCTCGGTGATACTGCGACAGTTCAGGGAACGAATCGACATAGTAACGCTCGACCACTTTGCTGGCCGCAGCGACGATCGCGTGTTCCCTCGGCTGTTCCGTCGCGAAGCCAGTAGCCCTGCACGGCTGGCGACGCAGTTCGTTACGCGGTGCGTAGCCGAAGATGCGGCTCGTCGTAACGAGACCGCTGGTGCGCGTGGAAGTCTGATACTTGATTTCCGGCAGCACCTTCGCCATCTCGTCGAGAGCCTTGTCATCGACATACGAGATGTAAACGATGACAATGCGCCCATCGACCGTCACGGTCGTGGACTCTTTGATGTATGTCGAGCAGTCGGTTTCTTGTGCGGAGCGATTCTTGAACTTCGTCAGGTCAAGTTCAGTCCGCGTTCTTTCCAGCACACGCATAGCCATTGCTCTCCAAAAGGTGCATGACGGCTTCGGTGTTATTGCTCAACCCGTGCTGATCGCAGTAGCGACCGAACGCATCAACGACGCGAGTGTATTCCGCCATACTGAACACCAGCACGATCTGCCGGATCGCGCTGCTCTCGTACTTGGCAATGTTCTCGCCCATCGCTTCGGCGGAAGCCTCTGATTCAACAACGCCAGCCTTGAGGTCTTCGTTCAGACGCTCAAGATCGGCCTCGGAGAAGCCAGTAGACAGCAGCAGTTCGCCGTCCATTTCCGCGATCATGCGCAACTGCGCCAGCAGGTTCTCGTCATCCCACTCCGCGAGTTCGGCGGTGCGGTTCGCGGCGATGGCATAGGCGATCGCCTCCTTGCCCTTCAGTTCTGTCGGGAGGATGTTGACATGGGTGTATCCCAGTTCCCGCATCACTTCCAAACGACCGTTGCCGGAGCGCACGACATTGTCCGCGTCGACAATCAGCGGTTCGACTTGTCCGTACTTCTTCAGGCTTTCGCGGATGCTGTCAAGGTTCGCGGTGTTGTGCTTGCGAACATTCTGCGGGTCGGACTGAAGGGTTTCGATGGCTACACGCTTGATCTTCATGCGGCCATCATAACACGCTACGGAGCAGGCTTGTCCACATACGACGGTGGAACGCAGTACCAGCCTTCGGGAATCATCACCGTATTTGGCGACAACTCCCACCCATTCTCGGTCAGGGTGTAGACCCGGACGCGGCACTCTGGGCCGATCCGCACCGGACTGCCTTCACTTACCAGCGTTACGCGAGCGCAGCCATTCGCGAATGCGAGAGCCAGCCCGATCAAGGCGATTCGTGTCTTGTGGCGCATCAGTGGCCTCCGTCTTGCCAAACTTGCCGCCGAACCGGGCCAACAACTCGCCCAGTACGGCAGCGATGAGTGCAGTCAGCCAAGCCATTACTCGGCCTTGACCGCGTCCTTCGCAAGGATCAGGCCCACGCCAGCCATGACAGCCGCCACGCACGCGCCGATATCCGGCACGGTGGAGGCATCGTTGTCAGTCAGAGCCTTGAGTGCTGCGCCAACAGCGACGAGGATCGCAGCAATGCCAGCCGTAGTTGTCTTCCAGTTCTTCTTCATGTTGGTTCCTTTCAAGCGACAAAGCGCACGGCAAGGCCGACGCTGATGTTCGACGCGGTTCCGCTCGCCATCGTAATGGATGGGGTGACGGTTGGTGCTGCTGTACCCAACGCGGCAAAGCAGGTCAGTCGGTCGCATCCACACAACGGGATGTACGGCTGATTGTCTCCAAATGCTCCAGTTGGAACACTTGTGGCCAAAGTTCCGCCATACACGCTTTGACCCGTCATGGTTTCAAATGCGGGAGCGGCGCTAGAACCACGCAGCAGCGATGTGACTACAGTTCGCGTGAGTCCATTGCTTGCCGCAGTCGTGATCCCATAGTTTGCAGGAACCGCAGAACTGTTGTCGGAATAATAGGTGAAGATGTTCGCCGCTCCCGCACCCGTCGCAGCAGCCAAACGCCAAGCACCGAGCGCGTGCCAATATCCGGTAGTTCCCGGCGCAACCGCACTCGTCATCGCGGCGGTTGATGGGTCGTATGCATACGAATCGTCAGCAAACGGAGTTCGGCCAACAAACATATATCGCAGCGGATTCGCGCTTGCGCCAACGACCGTGAGCGTGCTTACTGAAAACGCATCAGTCGATGCGGCAACGGTGTAGTTCAGGATGGAGAATGGGATAAATCCTCTTGCTCCGGGAGGAACAGAAAGGATCACGCTGTACTGCGCGTCCGATTCGGTTCCTGTGATGATTTCATTGATCGTATTTGGTTCTTCAACTGTCTTCGTCACATCCTTGTGGATGACAAACAGCGAAGATCCCCATCCGGCAGCCACGCTCGGGCGAGGCAGCGATCCGGGATAGGAGGTGTTGGCGAATGTTGCTGCTGGATCGGGCATGGTCAGTTCTTCCTTTCAAGTCGTTCGATTCGATTCTGAATGCTGTCGATGCGAGCAGAATACTCGCGGTCGGTTGCCGACAGAGTGCTTACGGTGCGAGCGAGGTCAGAAGTAATCGCGGCAAGTTCCTTGATTCGCTCGCCTTGATTGTCCAGCGATGCGTCTCGGCGACCAATGGTCATGAAGACACCCGCAACACTTCCAAGCAAGACCAAGGTTTGGATGAACTGCAGAACGGTCTGCACTCCAACCTGCTTGCCCAACTTCGTTTCTGTTTGCTCGCTCATGGATTTGCCTTGTCGGGTGATACTAACGGCTTGCGCCTGTAACCTAAAGAGTAAAGCGCACGCCCAATAACGCTAGCGGAAGCCGTCACAGCCTCCTCGGACAAGTCGGGTAGGGCAGCGTGAAGGCATTCGTGTGCCACGATTTCCAAAGCCTGCCTGTCGGTCAGGTCTCGCCTCACGCGAATCGTCGGATGCCGTCCGGGTGGGTGATCGCAACTGCCCAGCCAGTCTCTTGGCATTTCTTTGGCCAGTACGAACCGGATACGCCACTTGCGTTTGCCGATCGTGATGGCAATTTCATTGCGCATCAATCACATCCCACGCGATTCTTGGCGCACCGTGGATTCCGCTGTCGTTCTTGTACTGCTCGTACTGGACGAACAGGCGCACCCATTTCTGCCTCATGGGGCTAGGGCCAAATCCCTTCTCAACCTCCCAACCTGCCGAACCGTCCTTCCAAGCATCCTTGGTCGTACCGACGCGGATCAGGTCGCAGTGTCGATTCTCGACGCGATACACACCGTTGTGGCAGTTCAGGAATTGCCGGGTCACTCCCACTACATTGCTTGTATGCAAATGGCTGATGACGATTGAGTCCACTCCCTCAAGCCAAGAGAACATTCGGCGCGTATCCAGCACGCCAAACGACATCATCGCTCCCGATCCGCCCGTGCCATGCTGGTACTTCATGGTGTAGGCCAATCGGTTGTTGCCAAGTTGCATCTGAAACTTGATGAACCCGCCGTATCCGCCCGCACCAACATTGCTCTCGGCCCTGTCTTTCATGGCCCGAACGAGATGCTGCGTAGGCGATGATTCGTGATGACGCTCCCATGCGGATTCGTGGTTGCCCGTAGCCAGCACAGCCCAATGCGATGCGTACGGAGCGTAGAAGTCAGCGGCCTGTTCAATCACCTTGTCGAAGTAGGAGTCCGACAGAAGGCTGGATCGCAAAGCAGATTTGGCGGATCGCTTGTCGCCCTTCCCTTGCATGAGGTCAAGCGTGTCGCCGACCGAGATGATGATCGCGTCTCGCTCAAGTGCCTTATCCAGCAGTCGCTTCTCCATCGCGTGATCTGCGGATGGATTGTCGTGATGGTTGTCGGCAAGCAGCAGAATCCACTGTTCAAAGTCCTTCATCTTCGGTCGCTTGACCGATACGACATGGATGTTCTTGCCGTGGTGTTCGACATCCCAATTGCGCTTGCGTGCGCCGTACTTCTTGACTCCCGGCACAACAATTTCGGTCTGCTGCTTCTGCTTCTTCATCAGTCCTCGCGCGTTAGGGTGAGTTCCACTCGCGGAGAATGTTTGTCGCAAAGCATCAGCATCGGCAGGTGCGTCAGGCCGCAGTCATCCTGCAGAACGCCAGCGTCCACTATGCCATCGAACGCAGCCTTCAGACTCGCGAGACAGTTGTCTCGGTCGCGTCTGCGATTCGTCTTCGCATACCACGATACTTGGCAGGTCGCGTCGACCCAGTCGGTCGGCGTGCCCCTCAATGCCAAGAAGCAAGCGTCCATGGCGCATTTGCGTAGCCTCTTGGTCGCTTTGGCCTTGACCGCCCAGTGGCAACGGGCATTCGGCGAAAGCACGCGGTCGGGTATGGGAAGCGTGATGGTTACGGTGTCCGGCATAGTCGCGGGCGTGACGGTAGCCATCCTCCATAACTACTACCGCCACGACCCGCCCTCAAAGCGTGACAGGGATTTCAGGCGTAGTCAAGACGATACGGTTTCAGATCGTCCATGGGTTTCAGAACATCCTGCGGCACGAAATACGCGGCATCCCTTCCGCCGTGCGTCTGCTCCCACTTCTTCTGCTTGGCATCCTTGCCGAGAATCCATCCGTGGACGCGGTATTTGCCGTTCTTCCCTGTCACCAACACATACTTCTGATCCTCCGCGTCGTGCGGCCTGACGATCAGTTCGTATGAATGATTGCTGCGAGTCTTGATCTGCATATCCGGCAGGTCGGGAGCCTTGAAGGTGTCGAGTCCGAGCGATGCGTAGATGCCAAGAGCCTTCGCAACAGCCAGTTCACCACACGATCCTTCGATGTCGATCTGCCACGGGTTCTCGTCTTTGAATCCGTGCTTCGGTTGAAGACCACGCTTGATTGAAGATACGCGGCGCATCACGCCCATGATGGCTGCGTGCAGCAGTTCGGCATTCGTGAGTTCGATGTCAATCATTGTTCCCTCGCTTCGTGTTCTTGCAGCAGGTGCGTGAGTTTGTTGCAGCGTGCCCGCAGATCATCACACTCTTCGGACAGCATAAGACTTCGCCCGCCGAGTTTGAATGTTGCTTCTTCTAGTCTTTCGACGCGCGCCCGCAGCCATTCGATGTGCGCCGATGCTTCAACGCACACAGTTGCGCCGTTGTCGCGCCAATACTGAATCAGCCGTTCGGTTAGGTCGATTTGTTCGATCATTGCTTGCTTTCGAAACAGTCCCAGCGGTTCAGTTCGGCCACATACTCTGCGCTGCTGCGATATTGCGTGTTCCCGTCGCGCACATTTAGGTTTCCACTTGCGACCATGAAACAGAAAGTTCGCCGGATCGCGTCGCGCTCTGCACGCAATTTCGTTATCTGCTGTCGAAGTTGCATGATGTCCTCGGACTCGTTCATTCTTCTGCCCCTTCACATTCAGCCAGTAGAAGTTGCAGAGCGGCGAGGCTGATTCGCTGTTCTCCACGGGCCACCAGCGAGAGATACGCCGGACTCAATCCGGTTGATTTGGATAGTTCGCGAAGGCTCCGGCCACGCTTTGCCTGCTCAATCGCAATAGGTCCGGTCGTTCGCAACGCGGCATCTTGATACGCGGCCTGACTGAAGAGTTTCTGTACAGTCTTTGCCAGCGTCACGGTTTCCCGTGGTGCGTTGCGGCTCATCGTGACTGGGACTTGTCGCCATGCGTTTCTCATCCGTGTTGCTCCTTGAAGCAATCCCAGCCGCGACGCTTGGCTTCAAGTTGTTTGTCGCTGTCATTCATGCGCAGTCCTGATTCGTTCATGTTGCACACCTCCCGCCTCGCCTCATCGCGCTCTTGCACATAGTGCTTGACCATCTCGTTCTGCACCTCAAGCATTCCCCGCAGCCGTTCGATTTCGTCGGCTGCTTCAAGGAATACGGTCGGCCCGACGATCGGCTGCGTGATGCGAGGATCATTGCCAGTCACATTCGCGTGACGCGACCGCAGTTCTGCGACGATGTCAAAGTTGTCTGTCATGTTGTTCTTTCAGTTGTTTGATTTCGTTCTCAAGTCGTTCCAAATTGTGCGCGTCTCGACAGTCAGGACACACGAACCAGTCGTAAGTGTGGGAGTGTCCCCACGACCATTTGGTAATGCGATGAACATCACGACGCACTTTGAACAGAACGGCACGCTCACCACACATTTCGCATGGCGGAAGTTCAAGATCAGGCTGTTGGTTTGTCATTGGTGGCAGTACCACTGGGGCATACGCTGCGGAACACGATTCCACTTGGCGATTGCTCCCTTGCAGTGAAGGTAATAGTTGCGATACGCGGTAACGCTGTCGCCCGCGACACGCTGCGCGTCAGGCATGGCCTGCGGAGGCTGCGTGAACGGGACATCAACGATCTTGGCCGGAACGACCGCCAGTGCGCCGAGAAGTGCGCCGCACTTGTGCTCGCGTCCGTAGCGATGCGTGTATTCGGCGAGTAGCGCACGGAAGTGCATAAACAGCCATTTGTAATTCTCGCGCGTGCTGCGGCACCAAATCGTGCAGGGGTGATTGATGAACGATGGCTTGTACAGACCTATGCGGTCTGCGTACGCATCGCCGTCAACGACGCGATGAGCCGTGCAAAGCATTTGCGCTGATTCAAGAGGCATCTTGACAACATGCTTGTCGCATAACGCTTGCGCTGCGATGTCCGGGTCGGAGTCAACGAAGAAGATGTTCATGGTTGGAATTAAAGCGTGCGAATCTTGCCACCGAAACGCTCGGCAAATGACCGAGCCTGCTCCTCATCCATGAATCGCGCTTCTGCAAGTGTCGGCTTTGCCCGTGAATCTGTCGGCTGTCGCAAATATTCGACCGCGAAGATCGGCCCCGAAGATTTCTTCAATTTCGGCTGATCGCCGCTCTGCATCTTGGATACATAGTCCTCCCATCGACCTTGGCTGAACCAAGTCCGGGGATGGGCGATGAACTTGGCTTCCGTTCCCGTAACGGTACGGGCGTAGTCCTTGACGGCTGCGAGCAGCACGGTCGCAGCCTTGGCCCGGTCTGACTCAAGAATCGCCTGTAGCCGATCCAAGGCTCGCTGGATTTCCCGTACTCCGGCTCCCCGCCCGACCTTGCGTGGGTAGGCCTCGTAGACCTCCAAGGCTTCGGGGTCGTTTGCCCCGGTCAGCCCGGACGCAGGCCTCCCTTTCCCTCCCTTGCGGGCGGGCGGGTCGGTTTCGTTATCGGCTGTGCCTGTCCCCTCCCCTGTCTCTGCGGGAGTATACAGCGGAGCGGCCATGTTTGTTTTATTCTGACTCTGACTCTGACTCTGACTATGATGCGTCAAGCATTGCTTGTCGGATGCTTGGAGCATGCTTGAAGCATTGCTTGAAGCATCGTCGCCGGGATGCCAACGCGCATTCGCCGCTCGTAATGCTCTATCTGACAAGGCTTTGGATCGTTCGTTGAAAGGATCGCGATCCTGCTCCATGCGTGGATTGCGACGCTTGCCATCAGGGAAGATGGGGAACTTGGTTTCAAACAGCGGCCATGCTGCCTTGCATCCGGCCGCCATGCGCTCAAGCCTGTCGATGTCGGATGGGAGGCCATCGTTCACCCATGCGTACCACAGCAGGGTGACATAGATGCCGCGTTCCTCCATCGTCCACGATGCGGTCGCGTTGAGAAAGTCCGAGCCATAGAACTTCAAATAGGCCCACGGTTTGGTTGTTGGTGGTAAAGTCATGTTGGGTCTGCGTGAGGGGGAGGGTTGCGTTTGCGGCGCACCCTCCCCATTCATTCACGATGCTTCGTCATCGGGTTTCGGCCGACTCTGAATAATTCAAACGCAATACGCCGACCACATCGTCAATCCATTGATTGCGCTCGGTTTCGGAGTGCCAAAATGTTTTCAGGCTCTCTTCGTAGTCCTTCGCGGATGCGGCGTTCAGGCCAAGAATCGCCGCAGTGCTGCTCGCGCTCTCTGCGGTGAGAAGCCGAACGGCTGCGTAGGTCATGCGCTTGACGGCCATTTCGCTTGAAGATCGACCGTTGCTCACAATCGGCGTGTCGAATCCACGCTTGCGGAGTGCGGTCATGACGGCTGGCAATACTGCTGATGTTGCGTACATGGAAGTCCTTACGAAATGCGGAGATACGGTTCCTTGGGAATCAGACGGGCGAAAGACAAGACTTCGCCTTTCTCTAGTGCTTCCCGAATGCGTTCCTTGTCCGGAACGATCTCGGTTACTGCGATTGTCCACTCATCCGGCACTTCGTCAAGAATCTCCATGGCTGGCTTGCCTCCGGGCTGCGCGACGGTGGCCTTGAACCGTGCAGTTTCCAGTTTGGCTGTGCCGCGACTGCGCAGAATGCGCAGAACCTGACCCTTGAACCATTCGGCCACCTTCTCGTCCTGCTTGGCCCGGTCGGTAAGCCTCTTGCCCTCTGTCTTCCGTGCAGATGCCCGGTATTCGATTTCGGACACCAGCGACAGCAGGTCATCAATCGCCTGCGGCAGTGTTTCAGCCTTCTGCGCCAGTTCATCAATCTTGGTTTCCAGTTCGGTGATGTCGCCGCCAGTTTCAGCCGTGCTCGCGATCAACGCTTCCAGTTCTCGGGATGCGGCTGTCGCTTCGAAGATTCGATCAAGTGTCTTTGCCATTTGAGTTCCTTTCGGTTGGGAGTGAAATAGCCCACCGTGGACTTGCGTCAACACGGTGGGCCTTCCGGGGGTTTAGTTCGCTTGAGCCTCAACGACCTCGCGGCATCCGTACAGCGTCATGCCGTATGGTGGCTTCAGAACGGCGAACACCTGAATCTTCAGGCTGCCGCTCTTGGCCCTGCTCAACTCGTTGACCAGTGTATCGGAGAACACGGATGCCCACTGCTCTTCATGCCCGTCAGACAGCAGAATCGGGAATCGCTTGGTTCCGGTGCTTGTCTCCCGACCCTCGGCGATCTTGACCACCGCAAATGATTTGTTGCCCCAAACTGCCTCTCGGGGCGGGCGATCGGTCACATAGTCGATCGGCGGTGCGTCAATACCCTGTTCTGATGGCGAAATCGCCACCTCGGGCTGCGGAGCCTTCGTGGTCTTCCGAATCACCTTGACCCTAGGAGCCACGGGAATCGCCTCTGGCGCGTCCGTCGCCACGGGGGAGGCCACGGGAGCCTCCGGCAGTGCCGATCGCTCCACAGGCCTCGTAGGGGCTGCGTGAACGGCCTGACCGTCCTGCTCGGTCGATGCCCGGGTCATCTCCTCCTGCGTGTACAGGCCGCTGGTTTCGGCGGGGAAGGCAGATCGCAAGGCCAAGGCTTCGGCCACCTTTCCAAGCATCAGGGCTGGCATCTTGCCCCAAAGACCGATCGGCTTGCCCGACTTGTCCAACGGTTCGTACTCGTCCCAGTGGGCGGTACGGAACAGGGGCTGCGTGAATCCCTTGCGCATGACTCCCACGCGGGATGCTCGCGGAGCCTTGTCCGAAAGCCAAACATCGCGCCACTCGCCGGAGTCATCGCACCACTCGGGGCCGATCTGTCCGGCGTACTCGCCACTTCGCTGCGCGATCAGACGGAACCCGTCGATGCTGACTTGAATCGACATGACCTCGCGCTGATCCCTGCCGCTCCAGCGGTGTACGCAGTAAATCTGCCGCGAGAACGGGTCGAGTCCGGTACGGTTGCACACGGCAACGAACAGCGTGAGTTCATCGTTCGTGGCCTTTGGTGCGATCTGACGCTTGATCAAATCAATCTGCTGCGTCGTCAACCCTGACGACATTGGATTCGCTAGTGACATGGTGTCTCTCGTTTCTCCTGCAATGGCGCAGGGAAGGGTGGCCTCCGAAGAGGCCACCGATCCGCGAGCCGTCGCGTCAGGCGACCAGCATTTCCGCAGCCGCGTGCGCCGCATCATTGACGCGGCTGGCACTGCCGAACAGAACACTCTCCACGCGGCGAGTCGGATCAGTGTCTTCCTCGCGCACAGTCTTCTCATGGTTGGCCCACTGCGTGACGGCGTTGACCGCCGACCACACCGTGCCGCTAGTGGACACGCCAGTCTGCCGCTCGTCCTCGCGGAAGTTCTTCAGCCACTGGCCGACCTCGTTCTCAAACTTGGTCTCGCGACGCGAGCCGTCCTCGGTCACGACGAGGCGACCGTTGATGCGCTGCCACACGCTGGTGAAGTAGGCCTGCAACTGATCGTCGCTCATGGGAGTTTCGGCCATGCGCTGAACCGCATTCTCGTACTTCTTGAGCATCGCGCTCGGCGTGGCCAGCCATTCGCTGACCATCTGAATGCGCTTCTCTGCGCTGCTGGTGTGCTTGATGCGCAGGGAGTTGTCGCCCATCTCGCTCAACCCGATCGCCATCGTGTTCGCGCAAACGACGCGAGTAGCAATCGCGCCGATCGTCAACTGCAGCGAAAGGTCGTGGCCGGAGCAGATGAACAGATAGGGCTGAACCTTGTCATCGCTTGCGGCGACGATCTCGTCCATCGCGAGAAGGCAGAACACGCGCCGACCACCACGAAGCGATCCGGCAGTCTCGACAGCGCGATCGGAGAAAGAACTGATCTCGTAGGCCAAGTCGAACAGATCGGTGTTCTGAATCGGCTTGTAACCCTTCTTGCA